TTAGAAGTATAAGTTAAATACAATAAAGATTCAATTGATAAATTCAATCACCAAATCAATGTAATCAATTACGAAATCTCTAAACTCGATGTAAATCACCCAAATTACACAAAAACCAAAGAAAGAATGGAGGCAGAAATGAAAGATGAATATACACCAATGATTGAAAATAGAAACAAAGCTATTCTAGACCTAGAAAAAGAAATAGCAAATCAAAAACTAGGAATCACAAAGATCGAAACTGGTGAAACAAAAGTTTGCTTAGAAGAACTCAATGATCTAGTAGAAAAACTAGTAATCGAAGACGCCAAAAATCAAGTCAAAGCTTAATCAAAAAAAGGCAGTAGATATTTATATCTACTGCCTTTTTTTTCTGCATTTTCATAAGCTGCGAAAATAGCATTCCTGCCACCGCAATAAACTGAAAAAAATTTTTAAATAAAAAAAATTAAATTGCAGCCTCGTCTACTTATTCGTCATCCACGATGACTTCGCCATCGGCAGTTTCGTGAATCACTTCCACGACCTCCGGAATAGCCTCTACAATCGCCTCAGAAGCAATTTCTGCCTCAGCTGGAGCAATTATCGATTCCGCCTCTACAGGAGCTTCTACGGGGCTTGTAGCCTCTACAACAGGGGTTTCTACAGCGCCGACCTCCAAAACATTATTATTTTCTTCCATTTCAATATTTTACTTAGTTTTTAATAAACTCGACCAATTCACAGAAAGAAATCACTTTCTATAGTAAACTCAATTCCATTTTCCTTTCGCCATCTCCTAATTTCTTCTATTTTTTCTCTAGCCACGAGCATACGATGTTTTTTCTCCTCTTGGTTAATATGCTTTTTGTTTTCGGCGAGATATTTTGCATATGAAGATTTACCTAGTGTTGTGTCTTGTGCAGACAAAGCTAGTAGTTCTTTTTCTCTCGAACTTCTAAACTCATTTTCATTTCTAGGTTTATTCATATATTTTATAGATTAGATGATAGCAATAACATCAGCCTCATTTACAAGTAAATAAGACTTCCCCTCTAATAATATGCTAGTACCATATTGGAAAAGAACTTTTTCGCCTTCTTTGATCTCTATGGACTGAAAATTTCCATCTTCATCTTTCGTTCCGCGTCCTACCGCCACAATTTTACCTGTCATAATGTCTCCTTGCTCAACTGTTTTCGAGACAACGAATCCACCTGCCGTCTTCTCTTCTTTTTTTTCAAGCTCCACTACTACACGATTGCCCAATAATTTAATGTTCATATGTTTTAATAATTAATCCCACAAATCTAACAAATATTTTCCTAGTAAAGTTAAACCCTCTTCTACTTTTTTATAATGTTCAGCCTTTTGCTCTAATGTCAATGTGCCGTAGAAATCAAGATCACCGTTAATGTTTTCTGCGTAAGAATGTTTTAACGCATACTCAATTTTTGAAAGAACCACTAGCCACGCCGCTGGATCTGAGCCGAATTCCAAAGGTAGAGATTTTCCTTCTTCCTCTGCGTAACGGATAAACTTTACAAACGGAGGATAAATCTTTCTAAGAATATAATCATTTAAGTTCCACACATCAGTATCATCATACCCTCTAGTAACTCTTTGATACCACCACTTAAACTCTTGTGGCCAATCCTTAGCTCTATAAATTATTCTATACACAATAAACTCTGCTGTCGTCTTAGGAGCTCTCACATACCAAGGTTTAGCTTTCTCTGCTAGTCTATTTGCCTCAACCGCTGCTAAAAATTCTTTTGAATCCATTTTTTTATTGATTAATTTTGCCCCAAAGATTTAGGACAATTACTATTACTATTAAAAATATCCCTAACGCTATTAATTTTTCTACCATTTTAATCTATTACTGGTAGCTTTTTTAAAAACCTTACTAAATCTTCTGTAAATACAATCGACATACCGCTCATAGCACACATCGTCTGACCGCTCATATATTTCTCAAAATCTCTAAACTCCATAGGTGTTAATATTGCCTGTTGAATATCATCCCAAAGAATCCCCAATTCCTTACCGCCTTTGCTGATTATAAATTTCTCTAAATTTTTCATTTGTTTTAATTATTAATAAATACACATTTCTGGGGTAAAGGGGTCGATGCCTTCACCGCAGAATCTATATTCAACCCTGAGAAGTGGAAAACGTGGGATGACCGAATGTTCGTACGTTCACACCCCGTACATCACACGATCTCCAATTCCCAAAGTCTATAATCACGGGTGGTTTAACAAAAGGGGTGAAAAGATCCCTAACTGACTTATTGTTTATTCGTCAGGCACCAACGATTACTACTTAAGTATACACCTTACAGTTTACTTGTCAAGTGAAATGTATATTGACAACTACATTTTTATGTCTTCTTTTACTTCTGCCATTGCGACATCCAATGTTAGAAGTGTTCCACCAGCACTCACAGCGTTCTCAATTGCTCCACGTTCCACCTTCACTGGGTCAACAATACCCGCCACAATCAAATCTTCAACATAAACATCTTTCAAAGCGTCATAACCTCCACCATCTTTCATTTCTTTTACTTTAGCAATAACCATTGTTCCATCTCCCTTACCGCAATTCATAGCGATACATTTCAATGGAGCCTCAAGTGCTAGGGCTAGAATAGAGAAACCGAGCAATTCATCATCTGTGTAACCACCGGTGACTCCTGCATTCTTAACAGCAAGCGCGGCGCGTATCAATGAACTACCACCTCCCGCAACAATTCCCTCTGCCAAAGCTGATTTAACTGCTGACACAGCGTCTTCCACTTTTAGTTTGAGATACTTAGTCTCGGTCTCTGTCGCTGCACCAATCTTGATCACAGCCACTCCTCCGCTCAACTTCGCTATGCGCTCCTCAACTTTAAGGATATCGTGTTTACTTTCTAATTTCTCAATCTCCTGCTTGGCCATAGCGATTCTAGTATCAATAGCTTCCTTAGTTCCGCTTCCACCAACGATAATAGTTTTGTCTTTTGTACTCACGACACGCGAAGCCATACCTAATTGCTCCAGCTTCACATCCTCGAGTTTGATATTCAGGTCACTAGCAATAAAGGTTGCCCCTGTAACTGTCGCAATATCCTCCAAATAATCCCTCTTTCTTAATCCAAATCCAGGAGCTTTAATTCCCAACACAGTAAAGGTTCCTTTCAGGGTATTCACAATAAAGTTCTGCAAAGCATCCCCGGTAATATCCTCAGCAATAATAACCAATTCTCTCTTGCCTGAGTTGGCGACTTCATCAAGGATTGGAATCATTGATTCAATCGAGGTAATCTTCATATCAGTAACCAGAATTCTGACTTCCTTACATTCCGCTTCCAAACGGTTCCTATCAGTCACCATATAGTGAGATATATAGCCTTTATCGAACTCCATGCCAGTTGAGACTTCTGATGAAATACCAAAAGTAGGTGATTCTTCGATAGTAACAACACTATCCGCACCTAATTTTGAGATAGTATCAGCAATAAGTTTACCGATTTCTTCGGATTCTGCTGAAATTGTAGCAACTTGTCGTGTTTCTTCATCAGTTTTGATAGGTTTTGCGATAGCTTTGAGATAATCTACTGCAATTTTCGCTGCTTTATCTAATCCATTCTTCAAACCGATGGCATTTACACCAACATCTAGCTTCTTCATGCCTTCTGTGACGATTGCTTGTAGTAAAACCAAAGAGGTGGTAGTACCGTCTCCAGCCAAGTCATTTGTTTTTTGTGCGACTTCCTTTGCAATCATACAACCAATGTTCTGCATTGGATCTTTTAGGACAACCTCACGTGCGATAGAAACACCATCGTTCGTGACAGTAGGCCCACCGAAACCTTTATCAAAAACCACGTTGCGTCCTCTTGGACCGATCGTGACTTTAACTGCATCCGAAACTGCATCTAAACCAATTTTAACTTCTTTTCTTGCTGCGTCTCCATTTTTAATTATCTTCGCCATTTTTTTATATTAAATTAATAATTTTCTAAATATTCTGCTGCTTTTCTTAATAAAATAGGGTTATCTTCAAACAAACCGATTGCACGATTACACTTTCCACACAATAATCCACGATTTTTTCCTGTTACATGATCATGATCTATTGACATCTTAATAAGTTCTCCTGTTCGAAAATCATGATTAGTTTCTCCTTTTTGACAGATTAGACAGACTCCTCCCTGTTCACTAAGTAACTTATTAAATTGAACCTCGTCAATCCCATACTTTCTTTTTCTATAACTTCTCAAGTATCTAGTCTGAAATTTTTCTTTATTTGCTTGATAATATAACTTATGCTTAATCTGAAACTTTTTTTTATTATTATCTCTATATATTTTATTCTTTTCTCTTTTTTCATTTCGATGTTCCTCAGCATACTTTTTTGTTCGCTTGACTATCTTTTCCTTATTTTTAATATAATATTCCATCTGGTACCTTTTGTATTTAGAAGTTTTACTATATTTTTGCTTGTTCTCCTTACGTTTTTCTTTATCTTTATAGGGCATTTTATTTTTGTTTTATTCTGTTCCAATAAGGACTCTTACATTTACTACACACAACAGGCTCCTGTTCTTTTCTCGGGAACCAATTATGGCTACAACGTAAGCATTTATATTTTTTCATCTTCATACTCTATAGTATATTCTTATTGATTTCATAAGTCAAGTCTATTTATTATATTTATCCTGCAAACTTTTAATATATTCATCAACCATATTGCTTATGTCGCTTACTTCTTTACCCTCAATCATTTGGTCTATAACCTTCTGCTTTGCTTCTAAGAGTTTAATCATAAAACTATCGATAGAATCACGGCTTGTTATATGGAAAACATTAACTGACTGAGCTGTCTGTCCGGGGCGATGCATACGGTCTTCAGCCTGGGTATGGTCACTAGGACACCAACTTCTATCTATAAAAATTACATTTGTTGCTTTAGTCAATGTTACACCTGTTCCTGCACTCTTAATACCACCAAAAAAAATATTGGTTTTAGGGTCCTCCTGGAACTTTCTAACCATTTCGCCTCTTTCGTCAATAGGTGTGCTACCTAACAAACATACTGAATTTTCTTCAAATTGTTCACTTAGCTCGATTAGAGGTGCATTGAAACAACTAAAAATAATTACTTTCTCGTCGGCCGCTATTATGTCTTGAATCATCTCTTTTACTATAGGTAGTTTTCCCATCGAATTTATCTCTCTTAAAATATTTAATTTTACAAGTTTTTCCGCCTGCATTACTCTTTCTATATCTCTATCTGTTTTGTCTTTTTTATAAGTTTTTAGGTACTCAACCAAATTAGTTTCTACCAGATTATATTGCTTCCTCTCCTCTTTTGGTAAATCTATAGGTATCTCAATTCTATTTTTAGGAGGTAACTGATCTAAAACATCAATTTTTTTCCTTCTTAAAAAATACTTAGAGATTCTTTGATTCAACTCTTCCAAATTCGATGCTCCCTTCGCTTCAAACCCCCAAGATCCTTGCTTACCCTCAGCATAACGTACAGCAAAACTGTACCAACTGTTCCAGGTTTTCGGATCAATCATATTAAGAAGATTAAAAATTTCGATAGGCCTTGAGAGAACAGGAGTACCTGTTAAAAGGATTAGATTTGGAATTCTTCTTGATAACATACGTACTATTTTAGATCTAATACTATTTTGAGCTTTACAATAATGTGCTTCATCTGCAATTAAACATTGCCATTCATATTTCATTAATTCGTTATAAAATTTTTTAAGTATGTCGTAATTAATTATTACGAGTTCTGTACTATATGGAATAAGGGTTATATCAGTATTAGCCTCTATTACAAAAGTCTTTAAATTAGTCCATTTTTTCGCTTCATTTTCCCAAACAAATTTTACTGAGGCTGGAGTAATTATTAGTACACGCTTAAATCCCTGACTAACAACGTAAGCTAGGGATTGAAGGGTTTTTCCTGTCCCTGGTTCATCTGCCAGTAGGGCTCTTCCATTTGAGTTTATAAAAAAATCAACACCTAATTTTTGATAAGGATACAATTGTCCCTTTATTCCATCTTTTTTTATAATTAACTCATCCATATTTTATTTCATTTTTGCGATAATTTCCTTCAACTTTTTACCTCCAACTTGATTCCTTAAGATCATTCTTAATGCTTTCTTTGCCTCTTGATAATCAAAAATCTGCATACGCCCAACGATATCTATAGGTTTTAACAACCCAAGTTTTGCGTAATACATCAATTTCGATTTGTTAACCCCTAACTCAAGGGATAACTCAGACAGTGATACCTGTTTCATTTTTTTATATTTATTAATAATACCTACAGTATACTGTTATCTTGATAAGTGTCAAGAACAGAACTTTCATTGTTTGTAATAATGTCTTCAATT